TTGTAGGCATTATTGCAAGTGTTTCACAAGACGGCGCAACCGCTGGAGCAGCTACTTTTGCAATTCAATTAACAGGTGACGGTCTCACCGAGCAACAAACCATGACTATCGGCAGTTCTACTAACGTAGGAACCGAAACCTCTAACGGAATGTCTAACTTGCCATTCAAATGCGATGTTGCAATACCTGTTACGGCATCAAACCAAGTATCCATCGCAGCTGCAATGGATGCAGATCTAGGAACTGCACAAGTTTCAGTTACATTAGTATTCGCTTAAGGAGACTAATGGACAAAAAGAGAAAGGTGTACGCCCCTTTCTCGCTAACCAGCGAAGCAGGGGTTGCACAGACCCCTGTGGAAGGTTACATAGACGTATTACAAAATGTATACCCTACTGTAAATACTGGAAACATTAACGAGAATGGAAAATGGGTTGGCGTAAAAGCAAGTGACAACGAATTTATAGGTTTTACAAAAGATGAAACAATAGGCAACGGTGCACACGTTTTAGTACCAACAGGCCCAAACGCTAAGGACAACCGCATTGATATGACAGGGTTTGACAATATATTTATTGCGTTAAAAGTAAGTCAAGCAGGAGCTTTCCAAATAACTGCTGCAATGGGGCCTAGTAACAGCGAAAATCGATTTGCAAATTTGTTTCCTGTTTCAGCTGGTTATACATTAAGAGGTAATTACAACGGTATGGGCACTGAGGCCGATTTAGAAACGCTGTTTCATGAACCCGGTGAAACATTGCAAGAGGATTTGTGGTATATTTTTCCAATACAAGGAAGGTTAGAAGGACAAAAAAATTTACAATTTAAAGTTACTAATGATACAGGTGCAGATTCTGATATTGAATTTGCATACTTAAGGACGGTGAATAGATAATGGCAAAAAAGAAATTAACAAAAACACAAGTAAAAACTAAAATGATTAAAGCAGGATTTTTAATAGGTGATTTAGCAAGTGATAAATTATATCAGCCTGATAGTTTAGTGCCTTTGTCATCTAAAAAATTATTAGAAGTTATAGAAACAATGCAGAGAGCATTTAAACGCATTAAATAATGTGGGATCGGTATTTAGACAGTGAAAGATCTTTTGAACAACTTGTCATTCGACTCATCGTTATTTCTTATCTTATTGAAAAAGGTCTTACGTCGGGGTTAATGTGAGCAATATACCTAGTATTATAGGCGGTGTGATCGCATTAGCTGCAATTAACAGGCTGTTAGACACAAAACCTACAGCAGTAACGCCTACAACAGCGCCTAAACCGTTGATAAAACAAGGATTTGTTACAGGACCTGCGGCAGGCAGCCAAGATTTTACACTAATCAAGCCTATGACGCAGATTACACCTAAACAATTAGAGGCGTTTACGCCAGATAGGCCAGTAACACGGCCAACATATGACCCTAAAGCAATGGTTGCACAGCCTATACGGGGTGGTGGGCCGTTTAAACTAAATTTAGGCAATAAGACTTTAGCTGATATATTACAAGGTCGCCGTTAATGCCTTTTGCGCTTATACCTGACGGATACAAGTTACAAAAAGTGACAAAGCTACAGAAAGAAGCTGTTGACAAATTTTACAGTTCTAAGAATATAGATAGCTTCTTAGATGGGCAAGCATCGGGTGAACTGGTTAAGGCAGTTGCTATAGTTGTCACTCCTATTGTACTGGCTGCCTTGGCCAAACAAGTAGATCTACCAGATTTTAATGTTACTGATTTTATAGACAAACAATTAGAGAAGCTACCTGGACTGGACTTAAGCTCTTTAGGTCAATTTAATTTATAGGTCCGTACACTGTTAGTGTATGGAGTTGACACAATACGTTATACCGTTGTTTGTTGCGCTTGAAGTAGCGCTGATTTTGTTATTGTATAGGTACGTTTTACGTGACTGGATTATAGCTAAATGGGAAGAAAAGATGGATGAAGAAGGATGGCTTATACTAAAACTTGAACCAGTTATAGACGAGATTGAAGATAGGATGCACGATAAACTACAAGGTTTTCAAGATTCTTTTTTTGGTTCTGTTGGCGCTATGACTAAGAAAGCGCAAAATTTGGATCCTATGAAGAACGTACGCAAAGCGGCAAAAGATAATGATTGGACTAGTTTACTGGTAGAATACGCCGCTAATAAGGCTGGATTAGGGGGGGTTTTAGGCAATATTAAGCCAGAACAACCCCAAAAAGAAACACAACCAAGCCCTATAAAAGGTATAAAAGGATTAAAATAAAATAATATTACTATAATTAAAAAAGGTATGTAGGGTTATTTATTTTTTTCTGTTTTTTGTTTCTTAGTTTAGTTAAATAATAATATAATATTATATACTAGTGTGTAATGTATGTAGTAGTGACAACTATGGTAGGAATACATTTTGAAGAACTAAAGTTAAAACAGCAAGAAATAGAAGTCAAAGCATTGGCAGCACTAATTGCACACGGCAATCATTATTACAGTAAACAAGCAGAACGTAGATTATTCGAGATCGCATTGCCTGACATAGCATTTGATGACGGATTCGAAACATTAGAGGCGTTTGAAAAACGTAGCAAACAATGATTCATTGTTATAGGTGTTTACAAATATTAAGCGAAGGCGTTAGAAAGGTTAAAGTTAAGGAGGGCATGGTAACTACAACATATTGCAGACATTGCTACAAGGCGACACATGGGTAGAAAAAAAGAATTTAAGGTTGCAAAGTCGTTTACTATAACAGTAAAGAACGTTGCATGGTTAGAAGAACAATGTTATGAAACAGGCGACAAAGCTAGTGTAATATTGGAACGTCTAATAAGTAAAGAACGTATAAAAGAACGCGAGAAGTCTGACAAAAACAAATTTTACTGCGACGCGTGTGAGGATAAACAAAAGATAATAGTACATGGATTAACAAATCCTAAGTTTAATTGTAGCGTTTGTGGCAAGGATCTAACTAAACCAATAAATAAACACCTAAATCTATAGGTGTATGGCACCACGCAGAAAGGCCCCACGCAGAAGGGCAAAAAGAAGTTTTAATGTTAGCGCTATAGAAGCTGGTACAGCTTTAAGCCTAGCACAAAGTACAGGGTTCGCAGAAGCACTACAGATGGCACTTAACGGTAATATCGCAGGTGGAATTAACGACATGAGTTCTAAAATTATGTCTAATAAGCAAAAAATTATAGGTACACTAGGTGCCGCAGCCGTTGCTAAAGTAGCATCTAAAGGCTTTGCATCTGGTACATTGGCTAAACTCGGCCCAATAAGAGTTAAACTATAAGGAAATAAACATGGCATCATACAGAGTAAGAGAAGGCAGCGTAACAGCAGCAGACAGTTTTACAGCTTTAACTAGCTTGTACGGACAATCAACAACCAGTAGTGTGCAGGTCCCAGCAGGGTCCAGCGCTATTGTAGGCATTATTGCAAGTGTTTCACAAGACGGCGCAACCGCTGGAGCAGCTAC